TGGGCACTGAAATGCCGGTGGCCCTGTCTCGTTTTTTCATATGATCTCCTGGCCCCCGCAAAACTTCCGCGTCGAGGTAGACGGCATCGGCACCTGCCGCGTGCTCTACGTTGTCGCGCAGGGTGGCCTTGAAAACGACTACGTCACCGTCTGCCGCGAAGACAACGGCCGGTGGCTGACTGCGCGCATCGACCAGCTCGCTGCTGCGGAGAATCCGACTTTGGACATTTTGGGCGCTGGCTCGGCTTGACAAAATCGGCCCTGGGGAGGGTCCGAGCGCCAACCAGCCAGCGCCCAATCTATTTAATGAAATACGAAATTACTAAAACCTACCGCTTTGAGGCCGCGCACTCGCTGCCACATCTCCCGGCAGACCATCAATGCCATCGCCTGCACGGACATAGCTACGAAGTGCTGATTGGCGTATCCGGCCCAATCGACGGCGAGTGGGTGCAGGACTACGCGGACATCAGCGCCGTGGTGAAACCGATCGTGGCGTCCCTTGATCACCGCAACCTCAACGACATCCTACCATGCGCGACCACTGCCGAAAACCTTGCTGCGTGGCTTTGGCGCGAATTGCAGCCGCGATTGCCGCTGCTTTCCCGCGTCGAAGTCCGCGAAACGCCAACCTCAAACGTGATTCTGACCAAGAACTGATATGGCTAAATTCACTCATCTCATGTCGGGCGGGCTGGATAGCACCACCCTGCTTTACGACCTTCTGCATCAAGGCCACAAAGCCCATTGCCTGCTCTACGACTATGGGCAGAGGCACATCAAAGAATTGACGTTTGCCGAGGCGACTTGCGCCAAGCTGGGCGTGGCTTACGACAAAATTACCCTGCCGCCGCAGCTATTTGAGCGGTCGGCGCTGACCACAGGAACCGAACCGCTGGTCGGGAAACCAACCGTAGTGCCAAACCGCAACATGGTGCTGATAGCTATGGCGGCAAGCTATGCGCTCTCGCACGGATGCACGGCGGTTTCCTGCGCGGTGAATGGCGACGATGCCGAGGTTTATCCCGATTGCCGCGCCGACTTTATAAAGCACCTCAATTTTGCCCTGCGGTGCTGCCACACGCGGCGCATGGAGGTTCACGTTCCGTACATTGTGCGCACCAAGGCCAAGGTGGTCGATATTGCATGGCGGCTAAACGTGCCGCTGGAAGAAACGTGGTCATGCTACGCGGGCGGCGACGAGCCGTGCGGTCAATGCGGGGCGTGCCAAGTCAGACTGAAAGCGATTGCCGATGCTGGTAATGCCATCCAATAACTCGGGCATCGAAATCGGCTACTTGGCCGGAAAGCACGAGGGCAGAATCGGATGGCTCATTAGCCCGGGTGGATGGCGCCGACCGCCGAGCTGGCTGCCATACGCCTTGGACAACGGAGCATTCACTGCTTGGAAAAATAACAAGCGATGGGACGAAGGCGCTTTTCTTGAACTTATCGACAGAGCACGCGGACATCAGCGCCCGAGGTGGATTGCGGCTCCAGACGTGGTTGCTGACAAGGAGGCAACAAAAGCGCTGTGGCCAGAATGGTCAGCCCGCATTCGCGCCGCCGCGCCCCATGTGCCGCTGGCTTTTGTCGTCCAAGATGGCATGGAGCCTCACGATGTGCCGACCGACGCTGAAGTCATTTTTGTCGGAGGATCAACCGACTGGAAGTGGTCTACGCTTGGGGTTTGGGCAAAGCATTGGAAGCGCGTCCATGTCGGCCGCGTCAATACCGAGCGCCGCCTTTGGCAGTGCCACGAGCATGGCGTGGAATCCTGTGACGGCACCGGCTGGATGCGCGGCGACCAAGAGCAGATTGAGGGACTGCGCAGGTATTTGAGGCTGTCTACGCGCAACGATAAGCCCATGCAAATGGTCATGGAGGCGATTGCCGCTTAGTGAACGAGCACGCACAACGCTTCAAGCCCACGCTGCACCCTGTCATGCAGGTCGATCTCGACTTGCTCGAGAAACTGGGACCGGACGAAGGCTGGAAGTATCTCAAAACACGCGAAGAACTGATCGCGCGCGAGGCATCAGACCCATTCCGCTATGGCTACATCCCGCCGGTCTGGAAGCGCGCGTCCGAATTGCTGGAAAAGCACCGCGAGATCCTCGTCATGGGCGGAAACCGCAGCGGCAAGACCGAATGGGCGGCCAAGGAGGTCATCAAGACCATGTATTCCAAGCCCGGAGCAGTTGTCTGGTGCTTTCAAACTACTGCGCCCAACTCCATTGAGCTGCAGCAACCCAGAATTTGGAAATACATGCCGCCGGAGTGGAGGAACGCGCGCAAAGGCCAAGTCACGAACATCACCTACAGCGTCAAAGGCGGATTCACCGAGGCAAAATTCGTTGCACCGAACCAATCGATCTGCATTTTCCGCAACTACGCGCAAGATCCGTCCACGCTCGAGGGCGGCGAGATCGATTTCGCTTGGGCAGACGAGCTGGTGCCCCTTGATGTCCTCGAAACCCTCCGCTTCCGGTTGGTTGACCGCAACGGCAAGTTGGCCGTGACCTTCACGCCGGTCGAAGGCTGGAGTCCTACGGTCGCCGACTACCTAAGCGGCGCCAAGACCATCACCGATACGGACGCCGAGCTGCTCCCGCTCAAAAACGACAAAGGCGAGATCTCCGGCTACGACAAAGTGCCCATCGAGCAGATCAATCCGAAAGGTCGCCCGATCCTTTACTTCCACACCCAAAGCAATCCCTGGGCCGGCTGGTCGCGGATGAAAAAGGAGTTGCAGAGCGAGACCAAAGAAAAAATCCTCTGCCGCGCTTACGGTGTCCCGACCAAAGCCATCAGCGGCCGGTTCCCTTTGTTCAATCCCAAGGTCCACGTCATCCGCGCCTCGGATGTCCCGCAAGGCACCCGCTACCACTGGGTCGATCCAGCGTCTGGCAAGAACTGGGCCATGATCTGGACAGTGCATGACACATCTGGCCGCATTGTCGTCTACCGCGAGTGGCCCGACCAAACGTCCTACATCGAGGGCATTGGTTATGCCGGCGAGTGGGCGCTGCCGGATGGCAAGAAGCTCGACGGCAAGCCCGGACCCGCGCAGCAGGACTTCGGCTTTGGCCTTGAGCGCTACAAAGACGAGATTCTGCGCGTCGAAGGCGGTGAGGAGATCTTTGAGCGCTGGATGGACAGCCGCTACGGCAACGCCCGCACGCTCGGCAAGGAATCCCCAACGACCCTCATCGACGAAATGGCCGATCTCGGCATGCTCTTCACGGCGACACCGGGCGACAGCATCGATGAAGGCGTCAGCATGATCAACGATGCGCTGTCATACAACCCTGAGAAGCCGGTGGACGCGCGCAACCAGCCCAAGCTCTACATCAGCGAAAACTGCAAGAACGTCATTCACTGCATCCAGACGTATACGGGTGCGGACGGCAAGCGTTCAGCAAACAAGGACTTTGTAGATTTAATTCGTTACGTTTGCCTTTCCGACGCCATCAACGTCGAGGGCGACATCCTGCGCAGCCACGGAGGAGGCAGCTACTGATGAGCGACAAAGATTATTTCTGGAGTGAGCTGACGCGCAAAAACCCGCGCCTGCTAAAAGATCCACACTTCACCACCAAGAGCATGCGCAAGTTTTTTGATGCGGTCTACGACAAGGCGTGGAACCACGGCTACAACATTGCTCGGTCAATGCCAAAATCTGCCGGCGCCGACATCTTCTCGCAAATCTTCGGAGCCGCGAAATGACGCAATCGCCGCCATCTCCGCCTAGCCGCCTGCGCCCTGGCCGCCGCGGCAGTGATATTCCACGCTGCGGCATCTGTGCCAAGCCGCTTCGTATCCAAGACATCCACGGGCACGATGCTCACCTTGGCCCCATCTGCCGCGAGTGCGGCCCGCACCTGCAGAACGCCATCCACGCCCTTGAGATCATCATAATGCGCCGAGGATGACGAATTAGGGCACATAGACCGTGACAATTCGCCAGTAATGACGAGTTAACCCATACGAACGACTGCATTCGCCATTCAAGAATACCGAACACAAAACAGCTTAAACATTATGCTATTCACGCAAAAAACCAAAACCATCCCCGTCGACATCTACCGCGTTCAAGAAGACTTCGACCGCGAGGGCGCTTTGGCTTTTAGCCGGGAGCAAGCACCGCCCGCCTACCTCGCCGTCATGCTCGAGCTGCAGGACCGCATCGCTGACGCCAGCACCTTGGTCGCCACCATGGCCACCGCCAAAGAACCCGGCTACCTCGCCCACGCCGCCGGCCAGCTCAACGCCCTGCAGGAACTCTGGGACACCCTTGAGCAGCGCCGCGCCGAAGCCTCGCGCTTAGTGTAAAGCCATGTTCCCGCTCGCACCCCTTCGGGTATAATCCGGCCGCTTTCCCGGTATTTATCCCCGCTCGGGAACCCTGTTATAGAAACGGTCTGTATTTGTAACGAAATCTGTAAGAAAAACAGCCCTGTTTTTCTTACAAGTCGCCGATCACTTTCCCGCCCTCTCTAAACCGTCATCTCTCAACCCTCAACTTTTTGCTGGACATTTGTCCAGTAGTCGTTATACTAGTAGTATCAAAGTGGAGTAGTGCCCTCATGGCACGCGAGGTTTGATCGGTCTGGCTGACGCACAGCCTGGTTCCTACTTGAGAGGGTTAAGCTCATGGCGACAGAGGAAGCGGCTCCGGCCGCAGAGGTGGAAGATTTCGACGTTATGTCGATCAGCGAGAAACTAGTCGGGCTAGATGAACTGGCGCCGACCGAAGCTGATCAAAAGACCAACGCCGAAGAAGAAAAGCTCTCTGACAATGACGAGTCGGATGAATCCGAGGCTGAAAGGCCCGCGGAGGATTCCGAAGATGAAGATGCCGAGGACGAAGAGCCCGAGGACGACGACGCCCCGGTTCCGCAGGAGAAAGTCCAAAAGCGGATCGACAAGCTGACGGCAAAACGCAAGGAGGCCGAGGAAAAGGCGCAGACGCTGGAGACCGAATACAGCGCGGCCAAGACCAAGCTCGCCGAACTAGAGGCGCAGGTCAACGAGGCCAGCCGACCCGTCCTTCAGCCAACCGCGGACAACCCGCTGGCTGATGTCGATACCCCGGAAGCGCTCGAGGCCAAAATCAAGAGCGCCCAAGAGGTTCGCCGATGGGCTTTGCGCAATTCGGACGGCGCCACCGTAAGGCGCCCAGACGGCACTGAGGTCTACGTCGATGCCGATGAGGTGAAAAATTACCTTATCAAGGCAGACGATGTCATCGTGACCTATGCCCCCGCGCGCCAGCAATGGCTCGCCCAACGCCAGCCGGCCGTCGAAGCAGCCAAGAACCTGTTCCCCGACATCTTCACCAAAGGCACCGCGCTCAACACGGCCTACCAAGCGACCGTGAAGCAAGCGCCCGAACTGCTCAAACTGCCCCAAGTCGAATACTGGGTCGGCCTCGCTCTCTACGGCGAGCAGCAGCTCATGCAAAAGCAAGAAGCCCAAAAAGCCAAAGCCAGCGCCGCCAAGAAAGTCTCGTCAGCAAAATCAGAAGCCAAACTTCCCACACCTGCATCCCCGGTTAGCGCAGCCAAATCTGCCACCAAGACAAGCAGCAAAGACGCTGCAAAACGACTCTACGAACGAGGCGACCGCCAATCGCTGGAAGCCTTCGCCGAGAGTCTTCTGAGCTAACCCAAACAAAGAAAGAATCAACCATCATGCCTACTGGATCAATTTTCCCAGTGACAGGTCAGCGTGAAGACCTGAGCGACGTTATCACTATCGTTGATGCAAAAAACACGCCCTTCGTTTCGGCCGCCCGCAAAGGCGCCGACATCACCAACGCTGCCGTTTACAGCTTCCAAGCTGACAAATACAACGACCCGTCCTTCGACGGCGTCTTGAGCAACTCGGACGTTTCCTCGTTCGACGATCCCTCCAAAAACCGCGCCCTCCTGAGCGCCCGCGGGCAGATGTTCCGCCGTGCCGTTAAGGTCGATACGTTCGTCCAAGAGGCGAGCGACATCGCCGGCATCGGCCGCAAGAAGCAGCTCGCCGTTGGCGTTTCCAAGGCTCTCTTGGAGACCAAGCGCGACATGGAAAGTGCTTTCTGCTCCGACCGCGAAAGCCAAGAGCAGAGCGGCAACAACCCGTATCGCACCCGCGGATTGTTCCGTTTCGTGGATAGCGCGGCACAAACTGACCTCCCGGTCCCGGCTGCCTACCGCACTCCGACCGCCAGCATCAACACCGACGCCGCGCCGACCGAGTCCGCCGTGCAGACGCTCCTCCAGAGCATCTACTCGCAGACCGGCCAGATCGACGACATGGTGCTCCTCTGCGGACCTTCGCTCAAGCGCACCTTCACCGAGTACACTCGTTTCAGCACCGGCTCGGCTGGCGCTGGCCTGTCGATCCGCACGTTCAACACCTCGGCTGATGCCAAGAAGATCGTCAGCGCTGTGAATGTGTTTGAAGGCGACTTCGGCACGCTCCGACTGTTGCCCTCGCTGTATCTGCGTCAGAACAACTCCAGCGACACGGCGAAAAACTCGTCCGGCCTCGTGCTCAACATGGATCAGTGCGAAGTCCGCTTCGCCAAGCGTCCGGCCATGCGCGAACTCCCTGACCTCGGCGGCGGCCCTCGCGCGCTGATCGATGCTATCGCTTCGGTTACCTGCTTGGCCCCGCAGTCCCAAGGCAAGTTCACCGCCAACGTGGCGCTCGCAGCCTAATCATTAACCAAGGAACAAACTTAAAATGAAAGTCTACGAACTGCCCTACGAAAGCAAAGCGGCCTTTGGCTACTCCCATAAGGTCATCCTTGACCACAACGACCTCAGCGACACCGATGACGCCCAGACGATCAATTTGGTCCCTGTCGTTGCCGGAACGGTTGTCAAAGCCGCAGCGACACCGCCAACGTGGCGCTCGCAGCCTAATCATTAACCAAGGAACAAACTTAAAATGAAAGTCTACGAACTGCCCTACGAAACCAAAGCCGCCTTCGGCTACACGCACAAGGTCATCCTTGACCACAACGACCTCACCGACACCGACGCGGCCCAGACCATTAACCTCATCCCTGTGGTTGCTGGCACGGTTGTCAAAGCCGCGGCGACAAGCCTGACCGCTGTGTTCGACAGCTCGGACGCTGCGACCATCACCACCACGGTGAAGATTGGTCACAACGACGCGACCGCTGACGACGATGCGTTCATCGCGTCTCAGGAGTTGAACCCGAGCGGCGACGAAGTGTTCTACAAGGTCAACCCCTCTGCGACCCCGTTCGTGTTCACGGAAGGCACGGCAGCCTCGCCCAAGTATATCCAAGCGGCCTTCGCTTGCACTACTGGCGACAGCCTTGCGGATCACAACGCCGGCGAGCTGGAGGTCTTCCTCCACATCGCCAACGTCAACGCGCTCTAAGTCAGACCAAGTCTTAACACACTGCCGTCCGCACTGCGTAGCGGGTCGGACGGCAGAAGTTAGGATGGCCGACTCACTCTGGACCGGCATCGCCAACGACCTGGGCGATGAGATGGCCCACCTCGTCAAAGAGGAACTCCTCACAGGTTGGAACGCCAAGGCCGTCATGGCCGGCCTTGAGCAGCAGCGCATCGCGCAGGCCAACGAGCGCCTCGAGCAATGCGCCGTCGAAGGCATCGGCCAGCACACCATGAGCATCGACGCCGATGTCTACTGGGCTTGGGAAAAAACCGAACCCGGGTGCTGGGCCGACAAAGGCTGGCGCGATGACTTCAAAAAGCGCCACCCCGAGACCGCCGTCCACTACACCCCGCGCCGCACCACGGTGCTTGTCCCTTAAATGATCAAAGCACCTGACCGCGATAAAATCTCCGAGATCCTCTCGGACATCGATGAGGCCGACGCCGATGGCAGCGGCTACGTCCAGCGCAAGCTCCGCAACTGGAACACCCGCTTCTGCATCTGGGCCGGCCAGACCGACGACGGCCGCAAACACCAAGAAGCCCTCGGCAAGCGCCCATTCCCATGGGACAAGTCCCTCGATTCGCGCGTGCGCATGGCCGACACCATCGTCCGCGACCACGTTGCCATGCTCACCAACGCCTTCTTCAAGGCGCGCGTCCAGGTCCAGCCCGTCGAGTCCATGGACATCGACAAGCGCAGCGCCGCGGAGTCCGTCCTCAAGTGGCTCCTCTTCCAGCACGTCTTGGATGACCTCCGGCGCGAAGTGCAGCTCGCCGCCAACTTCCGCGAGACCTACGGCTTGGCCGTCATGGCCGTCGATTGGATCAAGACCACCCGCACCGAGATCAAGTCATTCTCCATGGAAGGCGCCATGGCCATGCTGCAGGAGTCCCAAGACCCCAACCTGCAAGCCCTCCTCGAGGTCGTCCTCGACCCCGAGCAGGAAGAACTCGCCGCGCAGCTCATGGGCGAAGTCATCCCGGAACTCGGCAGCACCGCCAAAGTCCGACAGTTCCGCGAACGCGGCTTCGTCGAATGGGAGCAGCCCTACGTTTTTGAAAGCCGGCCCCAGTGGACCGCGCTTGAGCCATGGGAAGACATCATCTTCCCCGCCCAGACCTACTCGTTACAGCGTGCCGCGTTCGTTGCCCGACGCGAGCTAATGACCGAACCGGAGTTGCGCGAGCGTGCCGCTGTCGAGGGCTGGGACGACAAATGGGTTGAGCAAGTCGTGGAGAAGAAAGGCGACATTCGCCGCATCTCGCTGAACCTCCACCGCAGCGACCAGTTCCTCTACGACCACCAGCGCGACATGATCGAGATCTGGCACGTCTACCGCAAGGAACACGACGACCGCACCAAAGCGATGCGCGTCACCCGCACCGTCCTCAGCTACCACGTTCCCGACCGCACCGCCGTCCACGACATCCTGCCCTACGCCCACGCGCTCTATCCCTTCGTCGAGCTGCCCCGCGAACGCGCCTCACGCCCCATCTTGGAGTCCCGCGGCGTGCCGGAGATCGTCCAGACCGCCCAGGAAGAAGTCAAAATCCAACGCGACATGCGAGGCGACCGCGCCAGCATTGTCACCTTGCCCCCGCTCAAAACCCCCGCCGCGCGCGGCAAGATGGACCTCATCATGGGACCGGGCGTGCAGATCCCCGAGCGCCGCCCCGGCGAGATCACTTGGATGAACCCGCCGCAGCCCGACGCCGGCAGCATCGAAGTCGAGATGTCCATCCGCAACGATGTGGACAACTACTTCGGCCGCATCAGCGAAGCCGTCCCGCCGCAACGCTACATGCTGCACACCCAGGAGTTGGTCGATTCGTGGCTCCTCGATATGAAGCTCTGCCTCGTCCAGACGCTCGCTCTTTGTCAGCAGTATATGACCGCGGAAGAAGTCGCCCGCGTCACCGGCAACCCCAATCTCCCGCTCACTGCCAGCCCCGCCGACATCCGCGGCCGCTTCGATGTGACCTGCGAGTTCGACGCCCGGTTGCTCGACTCCGAAGCCCTCGGCGCCAAATTAGACTACCTCGCCAAAGTCTTGGTTCCCTTGGACAGCTTCGGCGTTATCGATCGAGTTGGCTTGGTCCAATATATGATGCAGGCAGTAGACCCAAATCTCGCCGGCATCCTCATCAAGGACATCGGCGCCGCTACCCAGGCCGAGCAAGAAGACGAACAAACCGCCTTCGCCAAAATCGCCGCAGGCACCGAGCCGCCGCTTAAAGAAGGCGGACAAAACGCCCAAGTCCGCCTGCAAACCTTGCAGCAAATCATTCAGTCCAACCCCGCCGTCCAGCAGCGCTACCAGCAGGACGAAATCTTCCGCAAGATGATCGACGCCCGCGCACAGGCTTTCCAATTCCAGTTGCAACAACAGCAAAACGCCGTCATCGGCCGCACCGGCGCGCAACCCGCGCTCCAAAAGATGGCCCAAGACCAGCAACTCGGCATGACCGCCCAACCCGCCGCCTAATTTATAGCGAAATTAGAGAGTTTAGCCCATGCATCCCAACGTCTCAGTCAGAAACATCGCCGGACTAAACATCCCGCAGCACAACGCGGTTGAGCTGAATTACGTCTCCACGACAAACAATCTTTCCACGGTAGTCTACAAAGAAGGCAGCCAGACAGTCGCCACATTGACATTCACTTATGTCGGCGGCACGCCGTCCTCGGATGACGCCAAGATCGCCACAGTGACCCGCAGCTAATGGCCATTAAGTTCAATCCGCTGACAGGCAACTTCGACTTCACCGGCTCCGGTGGAGGCGGCGGCGGATCTGCCTTCTTCGCAGGCGAAGTGGCAACCTATGCGGATCTCCCGCTCGACGGCACGGCCGCGCTGGATAGCCGCTGGCTGGTCCGGTCGAATTCCGGAACGTGGCCCTTTTCGTCCTACAAACAGGCTGGCGTCTATGTGCGCAAAGCCATCGTCGGCGCCTCCCGCGACAACGACTACCAGCTCACCGACACGTCCTTCTTCGACGTGATGAGCGACAGCTCGTTCCTTATCTACGACGACGGAGACGCCACCAAGAATCTAAAGTTCCAACTCTCCGGCATCACCACCGGCACGACCCGCACGCTCACGGCCGCCGACCGCTCCGGCGTCAACGTAGTCAGCGACACCTCCGCAGGCAGCGGCAGCGACGTAGTCACAAACATCGTCAGCCTCACCACCGCCGAATACGCCGCCATCGGCAGCCCCGACGCCACCACCCTCTACCTCATCACCGACCCCTCGTAAGCCATGTCCTTGAGCCTGCAAAAAGCCTACCTCGGTGCCACGCCGCTCTTCGCGGACAAGCCGTGGTTCTACGGCAACGAGTTCACCAACGCAGGCTACAACACCAGCGGCGTCACGCTCACCGCCTCGGCCACGCCGCACACCAAAGGCTCATGGTCGCAGGTCATCGCCTCCACCAGCGCGCAGACCACGATGCTAAATTTCGCCGTTAGTAGCGTCAACGTCTCCACCGCCGACAGCGCCACCCTGCTCGACATCGGCGTTGGTGCCGCTGGCAGCGAGACAGTCATCGTGCCGAACATCGCTGTCGGCGGATGTTCCAGCATGACGTTTCGTATCCCCGTCAAAATCGCATCAGGAAGCCGCATCGCTGCCCGCGTCCAAGGCGTCCGAGCCTCGCAGACCGCAACCCTTGGTGTGCGCGAGTTTCAGTGCCTCAACGCCACCGACGCCGCCCTCATCCCGACCACTGTGGATGTTCTCGGCATTGACACCGCCACCAGCACCGGCACCGCCATGAGCGGCGCATCGGGCACTTGGGTCCAGATCGTCAGCAGCACCAGCCAACCTTACACCGCCTTCGTTATCGCCCCGTCCGCCAGCGACACCGACACCGCCTCGCAAGGCGATGCCGTCTACGAGATCGGCGTCGGCGCCGCTGGCAGCGAAGTCCGTTTTGGCGAATTGAACTTCGCCTTCGGCGCCACTGAAAACTTCAGCGTGCCAGCCCTGCGCCTCAACACCTTCGGCCGAGAAATCCCCACCGGCAGCCGCCTCGCCATCCGCCACAACATCGGGGCGAACCCCAGCAAATACGACGCCTGCATCATCGCCGTTCCGAAAGTCTGACCATGAACAACTGGCACCTCCTCTATAACACCGAAAGCGGCCAAAGCGTCAGCATCGGCACCGTCATCGCCGATCCGCTCCCCGCAGGCATCACCGCGCTCCCGCTCACTGACGCGCAAGGCGAAGGCTTGCAAAACGGCACTCTTATCTGGGACGCCGCCAGCCGCACGCTTATCGCCACGCCGCCGCCCAGCGTCACCGCCGAAGAACACCTCGATGCAGTCGGCCTCGGCGGCAACCGCCAGCCTACGCTTTTGTATCTGCGCCAGTCCCTCGCCGCCGCAGGCAAAACCTGCGCCGAGCTGGACGCCGTCGAAGCCTACTTGCAAACAATCCTCACCATGTTCGCCGCCAATCCGGCGCCGCAAGCATCGTGGCCGAATCCCAGCGTCACCTTTGAAGCCGCCGTGCAGTCGGCCATGAACGCACTCAACAGCTAATGCGCACAGTAACTCTCCAATCTATCTTGCTCCGCGCATGGCAGCGTGTCGGCAACGATGCGTCCACCATCGACGCCATCCCTTCCGGCGCCCGCACCATGATGGTCGCCGCCGCCAACGAGCGCATCAGCGACTGCTGGGAGTGGGCTGACTGGCCAGAGCTTATGCGCGTCGAGGAACGCACCGTCGAGGGCAACGACACGACCGGCTACTTCATTCCCTACGAGCAGAGCGGCCAGACCGCCATGGGCGAAGTGTTTGGTGTCCTCCGCGACAACCCCGCGACACACGTTTCACCCCGCGCCATCGGCTACACGCTCCTTGGCGACAACGTCCGTTTCCCGCAAAGCACCGACCTGCCGACCACCGTCTACGTCAACTTCCGCATCCGCCCGACCGAATACAGCGCGAGCAACCTCTCCGCGACAGTTCCTAGCGTCATCGCAAAAGCAGTCGGCCTGATGCTGAGTGCAGATTTGCTCCAAGAGGACGGACAGACCGACAAAGCACTCGCCATGGAACAGCTCGCAGAGTCCGAGCTGATCTCCCAGCGCGACAAATACTATTTCCAGCAGGGCCAGCCATCCACATGGACGGCTCGCGTCAACCAATACTAACTAACCAACACTATGGGATTCCCTAATTCACGCATCACGAACCGCACGTCCGGCGCCGTCAGCATCGCCGACACAACCCAAGTCAGCGCCGACTTCGTCTCTATCGACGTGATGACCGACACTAAGTTTGAAGTCCTCACCGGCAACCTCACGGGAGCTGCCAATGCCTCGTCAGGCTCCGCGCACACGATCAAGGCTGGCACGACCATCGACGGCTTCTTCAGTGCGATCAAGCTGCACTCGGGCACAGTCATTGCCTACCGCAAATAGCCATGAGCCTGCTGCATAGCCACATGAGCACGGTTGAGCGCGGAGTGCTGGGGACATTTGCCAGCCTCGGCTCGGCGGCCGTCTCTATGGTCTCGCAGCTTGAGGTCTACCTCCGAGTCGCCGGTCTTTGTGTCGGCCTCGCGGTCGGCGTTGTCACATTACTTTCGGTCCTTCACGACCTCAAAAAGAAGAAGCAAAAATAATATGCGTAACTGGAAAACTACGACCATCGGCGTGCTGACGATCATCATTGCCGTCGCCACCGGCGCCAAAGAATACCTCGCCACTGACGCACTGCCTGACCTAGGGCTGATCGTCACTTCGATCCTTGCCGGCTGGGGCTTGGTGCAGGCCAAGGACAACAACGCCCGCCTCTAATGACGTGCCGCCCGAGTTTTGCGCTTACGCTGGCCGCCACGCTGTTGCTTGGTGGCTGCGTGAGCATACCGCTGCCGCCGGTCAAGACGGCCAGCGCGGAACCGGGCGACTGGGGCAGCATCAAAGTCATGGTCACTTACGTCCCGAACGTGGGCAATCTAATCGACAGCTACAAGGAATGGAGAAAACCCGAATGAAATCTTTTATCGAAAAACAATTAGTCAAACTGCTGCTTAGTCGCGGCGGCCCCATCGTCCAAAAAGCCGTCACGGCGCTGGCCGCAGCGGCAATTACCTACGTCTCGCAAAAGCTGGGCCTTAATGTCGCGGCCCTCGGCCTGAATGAAGCCGTCCTCGCCGGGATTATCTGGGCGGTCATTGACATCGCTGTGACCAAGCTACCAGCGAACATACTTAAAGACTACGGCACACAGCTACAAAAGATGCTCAATGCCTACAGCCAGAGCACCCAGCTCGCGGTGGACGGCTTTGTTGGCCCCAAGACCGTTGATCTGGCCGGTGCTGAACTGAAGACGCGATGATTCCAAAAGACCGGCCACAGCAGCAACGGCAAGACACCGAGCGGCAGTTAAAGTCCGCTGGTGTCAGCGATCCGGTGTGCTTGGTCGGCATTCGTGGCTACTACAGCAACACGATGGGCGCCAAGGGCAATGACGTTGGCTTGTATGATGATGCTATCATCCTTGTTTCGCCCAACGCGCACGTTGCTTGGAACGCCAACGTTGATCCGTCCCGCCTCGGCTGGAACGCCAACGCCCGCAAGCCCATGGCCCAGCTCAAGGCCGGTGTCTATCGCTACAAAATAGGGCAGCACGGCATCAGTCGCGGCAATCCCTACAAGGCGTTAGTGCAGGCTGGTCCAGTGACGGTCATGCGTGGCGACAAGGAAGAGACCGGACACTTCGCCATTAACATTCACAAAGGCGGCCGCACGACAACCAGCTCGGAGGGCTGCCAGACGATCCCGCCTCAACAGTGGGACGCCTTCATCGCCCTCACTGAGTCCGAACTCAAACGCAACAACGCCAAAACTCTCAGCTACGTTCTAGTCAACAACGATTAAATCTTATGGCAACCAAAACAATCGACCAACTGACCGCGCTCGGCGCCACCCCGGACGACAGCGACAATCTCGTTATTGACGACAGCGGCGTGACCAAGAAGGTCACTGCCGGCCAACTCAAGGGCGACTGCTTGCGGGCGCAGAAAAACAACGCACTCAGCAGCAGCACTGGCACGCGAATCGGAACTGACGCCAACCAGCTCCTCGGCTTCTGGAACGCCACCCCGGTCGATCAGCCGGCGGTGACAGCGGACCTGCTCGACAGCTTACAGGAGGTCGGACTCATTGCATCAGGCGCGGGCAACACTCCGCTAAATCTGACAGGCGGCGCCCTGACGTGCGGCGCCGTGTCCGCTGGTGCAACGAGCGTTGCCTCAATGGCCAGCACTGGAGCGGTGACCAGCAGCGGCTCGTCTGGCGTTGGCTATGCCACTGGTGCAGGCGGCACGGTGACGCAGGCCACCAGTCGGACCACACCTGTGACCATCAACAAAACGTGCGGCAGCATCACGATGTTCACGGCGGCGGGATCGGCAACAGCGGCGAATTTCTCAGTCAACAACAGCACGGTCGGCCCCAACGACTGCGTCATTGTCAACCAGCGCGCTGGCACGAACAGGTACCTGCTAGACGTGACGACCGTGTCATCTGGCGGTTTTGAGATCACCTTCCGCACAACCGGGGGCACGGCGTCTGACACTCCCGACATCAACTTTGCGGTAATTAAGGCTGTTGCTGCCTAATATATGCCTCTCTCTGACCAAGTCATCCGCGACGGCGACATGGGATTCGCGGGCTATGCCTCGCGGATCAATCCTGTTTCCCTGCCCGCTGGAATGCTCCAGCTCTCGCAGAACATGCGGTTGGACCGTGGCGTAGCCGTGACGCGCAAGGGCGCCAAGCGGCTGGCCAGCGACATCAGCGTGAGCGGCACGCCGTTATGCTTGGACTTCGACCTAAAGCCCGCGCCGAATGAACCTGTCGTCCGAGCGGTCTACAGCGGCGGCATCTTTGCCTCGGCGGTCATGCTGATGCAGGAAGAGAGCATTGCGACAGAAGCGGTGGTGCTGGCTGGACCTGACGCAGCCTACACCTACATTACTGACAGCGCCCTCAGCGTATCGGCGGCCGGCGCCGGCGCCGTGCTAGGCGCGAGCGACGCAGACTCTTTGGTGACTGACTTGGGCGACGAGCTGTTCGTGATCGTGCTTCCGCCAACACTTTCCTACCCGTCTTCTCCCGACGAGACCATTGAGCCGACTGACGCGGTCAGCATGGTGCAAGCCTACGACCGACTCTATCTGCTGCGCGAGGCCGACCGGAATCAGCCGGGATGGGGCACTAGCTTCACAACGGCCGAAGGCATCGCCGTAAGCGGCACCACGGCCACGGTGCATGTGGCGTCCCACGGTTATCTGACGGGCGCCACGGTGCGCATTGAGGGCGGATCGGTCGCGGCCTTTGCCGGTCACGAATACCGCGTTGAGAGCATCGTTGACAGTGACCGCTTCACTATTACGGTGCCGAGCGGGACGTTAAGCGAGGCGGCGGCAGACATTGAGGTGCGCCGAGTCAAGCCGCCGCTGTATTGGGATGGTGAGACCGCCAGCGACTTTGTGCGGGCAGACGCAGGCGTGCCGGCCGAAGGTCCGACCTACCGGCGCATGCGGTCAACGCCGTGGGCAAGCTACATCAACAATCGCCTCATCATCCCTGACGGCCGCCAGAACGTGATGATCTCGGACGTTCTTGACCCAGACCTCTACGATCCCTTTTGGTCCAGCTTCCGCGTAGGCAAGGGCGGCAACGACCTAGTCGTTGCGGTGCATCCTTGGGTGGACAACAGCTTCTTGGTCTTCTGCCGCAAGTCGGTGTGGTTGGCGCAGATCAATCAGTTTGCCAGCACGGACGGCACTGACTTCAGCATCGACACTCCGGTCAGCCGGTTGGATTTGCTGACCGATGAAATTGGCTGCGCGGCGCGTCGGACAATCGCCACGGCGGGGCAATTTATTTACTTTCTTTCTGACAGCGGCGTCTACCGGCTTGACGCCAAACTTGACCTCAAGTTGCGCGGGCAGACGTTGCCGCTTTCCGACCCGATTGCTAACCAGCTTCAAACGCTCAACGCCAACCTCATTGAGGAGTCTGTGGCTGTCTACCACGACAACCGCTACTACCTCGCCGTCCCGATGGCCGGCGGCGACACGCTGGACGGCGTCTTCATCTACAATCAGCTCAACGAGCAATGGGAGACTCAGGACATTTATGGCTTTGGCATCGGGGATTTCTTGGTCAGCAATGTGGCCAACGAGCGCCGGCTGATGATTAGCAACCGCGCCGGCAAGCTGATGCTGCTCAACGAAGTCGAAGCGGGCGACGAGAATGTCGATGCCTCTGTGCCGACCGTGTCGAGCGTGCCGGGGCGCATTGTTACGCGGCGTTACGGCATGGGAACCATGCACAACAAGCGTTTCGTTCGCTCGCTGGCCGATGTGGTCATCCCGGCCACCGCGAAAATCTCCGTGCAGGCCAACACTTTTAACCCAGACCAAGAGATTGTTTTGGTGCCGGGGCAAACCAACACCAGCGGACTATCTGAAGATTACACGCTGAAAAATCCGATTCGGAAAAAGGCGCACTACATCGAAATGGAGATGGCGACCGGAGACGCGGTGACGGGCGCCCCCGGAACGGGCGTCGAGATTCGCAACGTCTCGGTTGAAGCCGCTATGGCAAGCCTGCCGCAAACAGAAACACGACATTCATCTTAAAACACTATGGCAACCCTGACTATCACTCCGATCAAAACTTTCATCTCTGGCGAGACTGTTACCCCGGCGAAACTTAATGATCTTGCGCAGTCCACCGTGGCGCTGACGGCCGGGACCATCGTGGCCGCCGATCTTTCGGCAGACAGCGTGACCACGGCAAAGATTTTGGACGCCAACGTTACACCCGCAAAACTTTCTCAGCCGCTCACTCTGCGCACCGCGCAAGCTACCACAAGCGGCACCAGCTTTACGTTCTCAAGCATTCCGTCATGGGTGAAGCGAATCACTGTCATGTTCGACGGCGTAAGCACGAATGGCACAACCAGAGTGCAAGTTCAGCTAGGGGATGCTGGAGGCGTTGAAGCGACAGGCTACGTCTCAAGCGTGATACAGACCACAGAATCCGCCAGCCCAACCGTCAGCGGGACAAGTCCGTTCACAACCGGTTTTCCGCTAGGCTACGGAACCATAGGGTCTAATAGAACAGGCGCCTTGATTATAAACTCAATGGGCGGCAACAAATGGGTCGCGCATGGAATTGTGACAGACAACAACACTTCAAGCACGTCTCAAACCGCTGGCGTAAAGACGCTGTCGGACACGCTTACGCAAGTGCTCGTCACCACTGTCAACGGCACCGACGCCTTCGACGCCGGATCGGTTAACGTCATGTATGAATAAGAGGAGAAATTATGGCAAAGAAGAAAAAATCTAAGAAAAGATCAGAGCCACCACAGGCGGAGCCGCTGGATTACGTCGCGCTCATGCGTGCGTCCAACGAAGGTGCGGCTGAAGCGGCGGCGGCGCAAGTGCAGGCGTCTGTCGCGGCTTATCCTGAGCAAGAGCGGCTGCAACTGGAAACAGTCCAGAAAATTGCCGCCAACCTCGACAACCAATATACCCGTGACGCGCTCGCTGGCGTGAACCGCACTGTCGGTGACGCCTCAACCATTCGTGGCCTTGGCGCCGACATGCGCGGCATGGCCGGTGAGATCGGAGGCATTGGCCGCTCGCTCCAAGCTCAATCCGGTGAGACGGCCATTGAGCGCACTCTACGCCAGCAAGCCGAAGCTGAACTTGCTCTCGGCCGCTCGCTGTCTGCCGAAGAGACTCGCGATGCCCAGCAGTCGGCACGCTCTGCCTTCGCCGCTCGCGGCCTTGGCACTTCGATGGGAAGCGCCGCAGCAGAAATTCTCAACCGTGACGCCGCCGCACAGGCCCGCGAGAGCGCCCGCCGGAACTTCGCTGCCAGCACCAACCAAATGGTGACCGGCAACGTGTTCAATCGTTACGGTCAGGCCGCCGGACTATTGGGCAGCGCCGCACAGGTGCAGCAATCCGCGGCTAATGCTTATGCACAGGGCGCGAACATTGACCAAGGCGCCGCGCAGATGCGGGCGAACATTGACCCGCAATATCGTGCGCTAGGCTACGCGGGTATCGGCGGCGGGATCGGACAAAACCTGACTTCAGCGATGGGCCAGACGTGGCGCGGAGCGCAAGAGCTGGCCGGCGGCGCCGCAACCTTTAACGCAAACATGGTTGACAGCCGCTACAACAGTTTCATGAACAACCGGTCAGCGCTGCAATCGGCGCGGATGCAGGCCGGCGCGGCCAACAACTCGGCTACAATGGGCATGATCGGAAGTGGCGTTGGTGCCGCGGCGGGTCTGGCCGTTGTGGGCATTGCCATCTAATGACAAACCTAGTCGCAGAGACGTGTCGTAAGGTTGAGCTGTGGCTGGACGGCTGCACCAACCCTGTCGTTTTTTGGAGTGGCGGCAAGGACAGCACAGCAATGCTGCACATGATCCGCTTTAAGGTCGGCGCCAAGACGCCGGTTGTGCAGTGGCGGGAACCGCGGTTCCGCACTCGGTATGTCCACAGCGACCGGCTGGCGGCGCAATGGGACCTAGAGATGTATGACTACGCTCCAAGCGGATACGCCCTCACCGATGGACACGACATCGAAACCGGCAGCCCGCGTTTTGACTTTGTAAAGTTTTACGAAATGGCGCCGAACAAGGTCATGTCACTCTGCCTTGGCACTGAAGAACCGCAGCCGGAGGAGCTGGCCAGCGGACGCTATCTGTGCGGGCTGGACGCTCTGAAGCGCCCGACCGGCACGTTTAACTTCCCGTGGGATGCCGCCTTCCACGGCCAAAAGTCTGCCGATGTGGACCTCATCAAAGGCCATGTGCCGCTTGCGCAGGACGTTTTGGTGCAGGCCGGCATTCCGACTCAATTTTACCCCATGCGCCACTGGAGCGATGCGGACGTGTGGAATTACTTGGAAGCCGAAGGCGTGCCCAACGACGAAACCCGCTACGAGAAAGCGGACGGCGTGTGGCGCCACCGGAAGGACAAGAGCGCGAACAGCGACTACTACCCTGTCTGCTGGAACTGCGTGAACCGGCACCTCGGAGGCACCGTCTATTGCCCAAAGAATCAATGCGAGACGAACAACATCAGCCATCTAGCACCATACATCGACCTGCAGAGCGACGCGCAGGGCTTCCGCCCGACATGGAGCGATTCGACTGTCAACGGTGTGGCGCATGCTGCAGTCACAAGTGGAGCTGGCCAGTCTTACAACGAGACCGATCTGACGCTGCTGGCATCCCGCAATGGATGCTTAGAGACGACTACCCTTTGATGAAGACGACCAACAACCGCTGCGTGGCGCTGGCCGGCGAAGTCGGATGCGGCGTCTCTTGCTCAATTTACAACAACCGACCAAACGCCTGCCGCGCGTTTGTGGCGGGATCACAACTGTGCCTTGAGGCACGGGCTGCGGCGGGAATCTCGGAGGAATAAAACTATGTTTGCTTACAATCCAACAGTTAACGATACGAGCGGAGCGATCCGCGGACAGGGAATTGTCAACTCGGCGCAGATGAATGCGCAGGCGAAGGTCCAACTGGCTAATGACATTAGCGGGGCTTTGGTTAGCTTGGCTGGGGCTTATGGGCAGATGCAGGGCACCAAAGCCAAGGGCAAGAACTTCAAAAAGTTCATGGGCATGGCCGGAGAGACCTTTGGCATGGACGGCTCAATGTTCGGCGACATGGACGACTACGACGCCGGCATGATGCTCGACAACTTCGGATCGTGGATGCCGGCGATGGCCAACGCGCAGCTTGGGAAGCAGCGGCTTGGTGTGCAGCAAAATGCGCCTGTGTTCGGCGCAATCACGAAGAATACGGCCAATATCGCAAGTCAGGGCGGCCCAGGAACGTCGCGCGTCGACCTTCCTCCCGCCAGCGCAATCTTCGGCACCGGAAACTAACCAGCCATGGGACTAACAAACAACAGAACGACTCCTCCGATGACGGTCCTCGCGCCACTGCCGGTGGACGATGGTGAGGGCGCGGACATGCCGGTGATGTCGCAGGACCAACTTGACGCCATAAGCCAAATGAACGGCATCAATCAGATGGTGGACGACTTGGTTAGGGGCGGAATGTCCTATGACGAAGCGTATGCCCGAGCGCAGCAGGAAGCCGGCATCACGCCCCAGGCCGTCATTGACGACACCGCAGGACAGGCTCCCTCAACAACGCAGGAGACAGAAGTCCGCCGCGCTACTCCGGCGCTGCAAAACGAAGGCTCGTTCTTTGACCTCGGCTACATCAACGACTTCCGCCAAGCCTACCAGCAGGCGCTCCAGCAGACCGGCGATCCGGCCAAGGCCGTTGAGATGGTCAAGCCCATCGCGCAGTCTTGGTCTCCAGCGCAGCGCCATGTCTACGAGCGCACGGAGGGATACGCAGAGGTTGATCCGAAATATGCGGCGGGACTGGTGCAAGATTGGCACGCGCAGCAAGACCGGGTTGCAACGCAGGAGCAGACACCGCAGGCGCGGGCGCTTAAAACAGTGGAAGCCGAAAAGGCGCAAAAGACGGTGGAAATGTCGAACGACATTCTTTCGATCATGGACCGCCTGCGCGGATTCAAGAAGGGCGAAAAGGATTCTGAGAAAAAGACGCCGAAGTATTTTGGGCGCGTTGGGCCGTTCGATAGCGGCATGATTGCCAGCGTTTTTGGCAGTGGAAAGGGAGATCGAGTGGGATGGTACGTTGACCATGACACTTTAGAGTCCACGCTCGCATTGGCCGAAGCTCAGGCAAACCGAGGACAGGGCAACTTCACCGAAACAGAACGCGCCATGCTTCGTTCTGCCGCAACGGGTGGTCTCAACTATCGCCGCGACGATGAGTCTTATGCTCAAATTTTTGAGAGCATGTACGACATGTTTAAGAATAAGGCAGAGGAACAAAAAGCAATCGCAAGCCCCAACAAAAGCGCCCCCACGGCGGCAACCCAGTCAACGCCATCAGCGCAGCCAGCACCTGCTGCTGCCGCGCCGGGATTCCAGCCCGGCAAAATCTATCGTGACGGCCAGGGGCGCCCTGCAAGGTTCCGCGGATACGATGCACAAGGAAAACCAACCTTCGACAAGATTTAGCAATGGCCCAAGCCGACCCCGATTTCGATTGGACGACAGCGCAGCCGGTTGAGGAGGACAAACCCTCCGCGACTCTGACCGCTACCACATTTGGCCAGCGGTCAATGCCAGCCCCAACGCAGGGTCCGGTCAATATCGACACGGAGTTTGACTGGAAGACGGCGACTCTGGATGAGCCGTTTGATCCGGCAACGGCGCAGCCTATCTCGGAGCAGGAAGAGCAGCAGTTCTACCAAGACCTCGAGGTCGCCAGCCGCGACCCGCAGCGCATTCTGACCAATACGGAGCACTCGCTCTTGTACGATCACCGGCAGCAGCAGGATGATGCGGTGGCGCGATTCTTTCAAGGCGCCGAGGATGTCCCGGGCAACCTCCTAAGTCTCGGCATGGATGCCGGCACAGAGCTGCGCGAAAACTGGTTTGAAAACATGTTCCGCCCAGATCGTTTTGCGGCGCGTAACCTAGCCACTGGCATGGAGATTGGCCGCAAGGCTGGCGTGCAGTTGCTGCAGCTTGTTAATTGGGGGCAAAACAAAGTCGCCGACACCATCCAGCGCGGCAACGCCAATGACGCCAAGATGCGCGAAATCGCCGCCGCAGTTCCCAAGACTGGCAACGAAAGAGTCGATGGCGACAACGTGATGGCGGCCATCGCCAAGGCGCGCGACGAGGGTGTGTTTGAGGAGACGCCGTTCGGCCCGGATAAGGAGCAGGACTACGAGCGCTATCTGCAGCAGAACAGCTACGCCCGCTCGCACGCTGGCAACATTACTGAGGCCACGATGGGCGGGAAGACAATGACCTTCCCCAACGAGCAGACAACGGTCTTGGGGCAGCAGCCCATGCAGGCGGTGTCAACGATTGGGGCAATGGGCCTAGATATTACCAACGCACTGCCAATGGGCGCCGGCATATTCTCCAAGCTGCGCGTGCTGCGCCGCCTGTCTCGAGTGACTGGAATGCCGTTACCGGCAGTTGAGCGCGGCTTGGCTGGAGTTGCGGACGGCATGGAAGACTTTGGGTCTAGGGTCGCTGCGCGCGTTACCGACAAGACGGGACTTAGCAAAACGCAACAGGTGGCCTCGCTTGCTGCGGTCAGCGGCGGCGCAGGTCTGCTGGCGGCCAATACGGATGGCATGGACAGCGTGCTGCTGCCGGTCGCAGCGGTAAGCGGTATTGTGCCAGCCTACAAGCTGGTCGGCGGGACGATCCGCAAGACCTCCCAAGCCGCTGGCACTGGCGCCATGGTGCTGCGCGAGATGCGCGCCGGCAATATTGGTGCCGTGCGTCAGGCGGCGGCTGATGATTTGCTGCGCACCGGCACCGTGCCGCCACAATACGCCGCCTACATGCGACCCTACGCCAATGGCGTGGAAAGCACGCTGGGCCGTGTGGCCAAAAACCCCGACAACCCGGAGATCACGCGGAAGCTGGCGCGACTGGCTGACGGCGCGGGCGTGACGCAGGCGGTGCGCTTTGCGGATGACGCCGTGTCTTCTGGTATTGCGGCCACGCTGGCG